ATTTACAGGTTTAAATGAAACCCAGATACCTCTATCTGACTTGTAAATCCAAGTTGAACCGTTGGCTGAATATTTCTGCCCGTTAACTGGAGAATCAGGAAAATCTAACGTTGACATGTGATGTATTTACGCAAAAAGAAGGCGGCCGGAGCCGCCTTCTCGAAGCATGTTGCTTTAGTGCAGCTTCGCGCCTGTCGAGACCACGCGGATCGGGATGTAGATAAATTCCACAGCCTTTGCTGGCTTGACCAGGATGTCAACCCACAGCTCGTTTCGATCAATCCGAACCGGCGTGTTATTCTGCTCATCGCAGATGACCAAGAAGTCATACAAGCCGCGACGTACCATGATGTCATTCAGGTAGTCATCGATCATCTGCTTGATCGAGTCCCTCGTGATCCGGTCGTTCAATTCAAACAAGTATGCCATGGCCGCTTTGCGGATCTCGCGCTTCATCTTGATCAACAAGCGCATGACGTTGATGCGATCAAGAGCTGATGTCAAGCTATACGAGGTCTTCTGACCGAAAATCACGATGCCACGACCCGGGAAGAACGGGATCGGGTTGATGTTCTTGAAGAACTCATACAGCACGTCACGTTGACCCTGGTTGAGCGGGGTCGACACGAAGGTCGTCGCAGTTCCGAGAGTGCCGGTCACGTAACCCACATCGCTGATACCTGTCACCACACCTCTGCGGAAACCTGCTGGTGGGAACCAAACTTCTGCGACGTTGTCGTTATAAGCATACGTCTTAAGAGCTAAGCCTGACGGAGCCACAAACACGTTGACACCGTCAAGGTTTGACGCGACTGACCACGGATAGTAATATCCGACGTTCGGCGAACGGTACCGCGCGATCGTCAACGACCAGATAGCCGTGTCCTCAGGAGTCTTGTTAGAAGGAGTGTCAGCGATGACGAAAGCTTCATCGTTGATCGACTGGTTGAGATTCAACAGCTCGTCTACGACTTCGTGGTAACCTGGGCACAGGATCAAGTTATACTCGTAATAGTCTGAGCGAATATCTTGGTTCGAGTTGATCTCACCTTGAAGAGCCGTGACGATCGAGACGCGCTTTGCTGCATCATTCGCGCCGAGCGGGTTCGAGACCGTTGTCTGCGTGATGACCAACGTGAAGGTATCGAGCGCTTGGAACGGCGTGCCGCCAACGGTCAGAGTAAATGAGATGATGCCGTTGTTGTACGGCACGCCCACGGTCGCGGTTCCTTGCGGACCCGACACGAAGCCGTTTACGCTGAAAGTCGTAGCGTTAGTAGCAACGATTGTCCAGGTTTCCGCTTGTGCGGTCAGCTGGTTGACCCCGATGCCGGTCATAGTGCCGTTACCTACACCGCTGAAAGTCGGTGAAGCAGCGATGAACGTGATCACGTCTGCGTCCGCAGCGTCAACATCAGCACGCACGACATAAGCCCTGTTACCTATCGTGAGGAACTGGTTCAAAGCGAAGAGACCGTACTCGTTACGACAGTCACCGTGTAGCTGAGCGCCTGTGTTGTCTGTACGGAAATAAGGCACGCCGTAAGTGTCAACAGATGAATTCAACGAAGTGATAGTACGCACTAAGCTATGCTCGAGAGCGCCTGGTGCATCGGTGATTCCGTCGGTCTTCTTTTTATCCGCGCGAGTAACGACGAAGAAAAGCGGAACGGTCGGTGCTGTGACCGCGACATAGAACGATTCGTCAACGATCGTGACCGAGACGCCTGGGGAAACTAGTGTTGGCATGATTCTTCTCTCCTTGAGGAGTATCAATTATCTGATGCAGATATTTATGATTGGATGCATCGTGCTGCTTAGTTTTGACTGACGATTGATTTCCAAGAAGCCTAAATAGATCATAACGAAGCAAGAGAGAAGACGATGAAGCTGAAACAGTTCCTTGAAGCAAGAGAAAATCAAGATGATCTCGTTGACGAACTTGAGAAGTATGTAAAAGCTAAAACACCGATGTTTAGAGACCTCGCGAAGAAGCTTGCACATGACGCTATCGAACGACATGAAACAACTTTTAACTCGAAAGTCCAGGTAGACAACGAAGATCACGCCTCTGATGTCTTCTCAGATCTCAGAGCAGAATTTTTTGATGAAGCTATCAAACGCTTCTTGAAGCTGAAAGGATATTCTGATAGGAGAATCAAGAAGTGGACTAAAAATAGATCAGAGTGGATGGATGATTTTTTTCATACTTCATATGCAGAAGACTTGCTTGATGACATGATTGACAAAGCATCATCAGAACGCAAAAAAGAACTTGGTTGGAAAGACACACAAAATAAATTATAGAAGTGTTTACATCGTAATCAATTAGTGATATAATGGCTCTATCAAAACGGTTTTCGGGAGTCGAAAATCCATGTCACGCCCATTCGTACCTTCGCTGCAACAACAAAGCTTCTTTGATTGGATTCAATACGGATACGGTTCTTGTGTCTTGGAAGCAGTTGCTGGCTCAGGCAAGACCACGACGCTGATCGAAGGCCTCAAGCTGATGAATGGCAGCATCTTCTTCGGTGCTTACAACAAGAAGATCGCGGACGAGATCAAGATACGCGCTCCTCAACGTGATGACCTCTTCGTCTCGACTATGCATGCTGCCGGCTTCAAGGCCTGGCGTCGGCTCGCACGAGATGTCAAGGTCGATGCTAACAAATGTCGTGACATCTACCGTGAAGCTTGCACGCGGAATCCTCAGTATCAACCCTTTGAAGGCGCGGTCCTCTCGCTCGTCTCATATGCGAAGCAAGCCGCTGTCGGCGTGATCTCCAACGCCGAAGACTCGCAAATTTGGCTGAACCTCATCGAGCACTTCGATGTCGAGACCGCTGAACAAGACAAGCTGATCGTGGCTTTGTCGAAGAAGCTGCTTCAAAAGTCAATCTCGCTTGATCACCAGCTCATCGACTTCGATGACATGATCTACGCACCGCTCGTCCACAAGGTTCGGCCTTATGAGCATGACTGGGTGCTGATCGATGAGGCACAAGACACAAATGCATCGCGACGCGCTCTAGCGTTGCTGATGCTTAAGCGTGGCGGTCGGATGATCGCGGTCGGTGACAGGCATCAAGCAATCTACGGCTTCACCGGTGCTGACGCGGACGCCCTCGACCTGATCGGCTCAGCTGTCTCTGCTACACAGATGCCGCTGACAGTCACCTATCGTTGCCCGAAAGCTGTTGTCGAGCACGCCAAGCTGTTCGTGAAGCACATCGAAGCACACGAGAGCGCTCCTGACGGCGTGGTCACGGTGCTTGACACCGACAAGACTCCGCTAACTCAAGTCGCGAAGCCTGGCGACGCGATCCTCTGCCGCTTCAACGCTCCGATCATCGAGACGGCTTACGGGTTCATCGCAGCAGGGATACCAGCCAAGGTAGAAGGCCGTGAGATCGGCACAGGCCTCAAGGCGCTCGCTCGCCGCTGGAAAGCAAAGTCTTACACCCAGCTGCGTGACCGTCTCGAAGCTTATAAGGAACGTGAAACGATGAAGTTTCGCGCTAAAGAGCAGGAGTCACGTGCCGCAGCTGTCGAAGACAAGGTGCAGTGCTTGCTGGTCTTGGTCACGCGGGTCGAGAAGATTGACCCGAAACCTGCAAACCCGGTTGAGCGGGTCTGCACCGAGATCGACACCATCTTCGGCGACAACGTCGGCGTAGAGTGTGTCCTCCTCTCGACAATTCACAAGTCAAAGGGTCGGGAGTGGAAGAAGGTGTTCTGGCTGCAGACAGGCCCGTCGAAGTGGGCGCGGAAGGACTGGGAGAAGGAACAAGAGAACAACCTCTGCTACGTCGCGACAACACGGGCGATCGAAGAGCTGGTGCTCGCATGAAGCTTGAACGCTGGAACCTCCACCAAGCAGGGTGGACTTTTATCGAAACCGAGGAGGCTGTCAAAGACCTCCTCGCTTCTGGCTATGATGACCGAGAGGCTTTGCTTAAGATGCTTGAGACAGGAGCTAAAGTCTCTTCGAAGAAGTTTGAGTATCAGAAAGAAGATGAAGGAAAAGATCTGTGACAGACATCGATGTTAATAAAAGCAGCTTGCTCGCAAGCGCAGAAAATAACGTGCTACCAGGTTGCTACACCTGCAAGCATCTACGCAGAGAGACTGAGTCATGGGAGATGCCCCACATCTGGTGGATGAACTGTGAAGCCTTGCCTAGCATGGCAAACCTCAAGTCTTTCCCTTTTAAACATACAAGCTGCAAGGGTTATGAAAAGCATGAGTCAAAAAACCCAGAGCTTGAAATTTCACTTTGGTCATTCACATGAAGTTCTTGCTCGTGGTAGTCTTCGTCTTCAACGGGCACGTCTATCACAAAGAGACACCGTATCAGACGATGAACGAGTGTGTCAAAGCTAAGCAGCTGGTGAAAGACGAGTTCAAGCTCCCTGACAAAGGAAAGCTGTTGTCTGTGATTTGTAAAGAAAATTAGTCTATGTTAGCTTAGACAGCCTAACCATCGTGTCAACAGGAAAGATCTGCTCACCGTAAAGCTTGCTCCAGTGCAACGGGACTTGTGAACGCTGGCCAGCAAGTACCTCTTCGAGGATGGTCACCGTGTAGCGTTGACGGGCGTTTACATGTCTCCACTTGTACGGTTGGTCTTTGTAGAACTTTGACGGAACCATCGAAAGATGCTGCTTATAACCTAGGCCTTCGGCCGCTTCTGTGATATGAGTGAGCAGAGCTGAAGCTGCGTCGTGCGAAGTGTTCTTCAAGCGTTCTTGGATCACGATGAGCTTAGCTATCCACAGCTTGTGCTTCGGCAGCAAGTCGCTTGATGCAAACCCGAGAAGCTTGTCATCATCGAAACACCCGAAGATCATCGTGTCTTCAGGCATAGCGAAGTACTTGATGAACAGCCTCTGAAGCGTGCTAGGTGAAGTTAAGCCAGGAAGCTGCTCGACCGGCAAGCCGAAGAAAGAACGCTGGGATGTTAAGAGATCACGGACAGCTAGAAAATCCGACGGAGCTAACGACCTGAGCTTCAAGCTACTTTGTACAACGGTCCTTCTGAACCGTCTTCATGAAGATTCAGCTCGTTGTTAAAAGCTTCGTTGGCTGCGGCGACAGCCATCCATAACATCTGAACACGCGTCATCGAGTCCCCAGGATCCATACCTTCTGAGTACAAGAAGCGCACACGGTATATGTCAGACAATGTGCCGGTCACGTCACCTTTTTCAACTATCGTATCCCCATCGTCGAACGGCACGTCTCCTAAGTTCATGAAGACTCGGTTGTAACCGTCGAGGTAGAGAGTGTCGCCTTCACGGTGAAACTTGATGTCGAGAATAGTACCTTGTGACATGATGTGCTCCTTTGATGTATTTACTTTCTCAACAAACAGAAAGGGCGCCGTGAGGCGCCCTTCCGATTGGAGCTCCGTGCTTCCTGGGTTACAGGAAGGTCAGGTTGTTGACCACGATCTTGCCGTAGTAGTCCGCTGAGTTCGCGAGCGACGTTTGGCTTGACGTGAATGTTGCTTTGCCGTAACGGGTGAGCACAGCGATTTGGTTGTTGTACGTCTGTGGATCAACAACCGTGTTGCTGGTCATGAGCGGGATATACGGGCAATAGAAGTAACCCGCATCCGTTTCACCGTTGCCGCCCTTGTAGCCGATGACACAGATCTGCGATGAAGCAGATGCACCACCTGGGACGGACGAGCCTGCTGCAACTGCGCCGAACGACGCGTCGAACAAGAAGGAGTAAACCTTCAGCGTTCCGTTCAGGGTTCCGACCAACTTGGTGTTGTTCGGGCCTTCGAACGAACCGGCGACCGCAGGTGCGAAGACCGACTTTGCAGCCGATTGAAGCACTGACACGATCTGTGGTGACACGATGAGGAAGTTACCTGCCCCACGGCGAGTCTTTGCAGCGATGTCGTTAGCGACCTTGTTGATCAAGACGCCTAGGACAGCGTGGCGGTCACCGATGTAGTGCGGCACGCCGGTAAATGCACCCGACATGTCGAACGTCTCGGTCGTGCCAGCCAGGCGGATCAGGTCGGTCACGATCTCGTTGTCGATTTCGTGGACGATTTCTGCCGACAGAGCTTGCGTGATCTCAGCTTCGAGGTCCAGCCCGTGTTGCGAGGACAGGTCCTGCATCGCTTCGATCGACCACTTTGCTTGCAGCTTGCGGGTCTGCGCAACAACAGCTTGACGCAGGATTTGGATACCCATTGCGCGGCCTGGGAACGATTCCATGTCGATCACGTCACCTGCGTTGCCCGAAAGCGGCGAGTTCGCGGTGGTAAACGGAGCGGCAGGGGTGAACGGACCACCGACCTGAACACCGGTCACAGGGTCATACACACCGCCCGACGCGCCCGGCGTGACGCCGCCCGCGTAGAACCGGCGCATGTGCGATGCGAACGGAGGTGTTGCTGAGGTATTGCCGAAAGCTTCGTCGTCAACGGCGATGTTACCGCCAGGTGCTTCCGAACCGATCACCGTTGCGGCATTCTTGTAGACATAACGCAGCGAGAAGATCAAGCCGGTAGGTCCAGTCAGCGGCTGCACACCTACAACTTCGGTAGCAATCGTTCCTGGGATGATACGACGGATCATAGGCATCATGATCTTTTGGAAGTTGCCGATGTTACCCGTTGAGGTAACGTCTGCAGCTGGTGTCTCCATCAGGTGCTTGCGCTGGTTCTCAAGCACCGTGGCGACGATCTTTTGGCGGCGGTCATCGAGACCTTCAAGCAATGCTTGCTTGGTAGGTTCCCAGACCTTGCTTTCAAAAAGTTCATTCATGACGGTCAGTCTCCTTGGTGTCAAGTTATTATTTCAAACCAGCCAGCTTCCTGATACGGGAAAGCTGATCGCTTGGTTCTTGTGCTTCGGTTACTTGTGTTGCATCCGCTTCGTCATCAGCTTTCTCATTGCCGGTGATGATGACGCTAGCGTCAGCGTCCTTCTTGTCCGATTCTGAGATTACCTTTGGTTCAGCTTTGTCAGTCTTAGCAGCTGGTGTTGCGGTAGCAGCTACAACTGATTCCTTGAGAACGCGTGACAAGTAAACCTTGTACGCTTCATCGAGCTTTTCTGTAGTGACGTTTGACAGAATCAGCTTCATCTGCTCTTTAGCGGTTCCGCTAAGCGGCGAGAGGAGCTCATCCATCTTGGTCGTACGTGCTTCAGCGACTGCAGCGCGTTCCATGCTGGCTAAGCGCGTCTTCGCGTCGGCGAGTTGGTCCTTAGTCTCTGCGAGGTCAGCTTCAACAGAGGTAAGATCCTTAGCGCGATGCTTCTTAAATTCTTCTTCCATGGCTTCGAAGATTCGGCGGCCGAACTCGAGGCGCTTGACTTGGTCGATGTCTTCCTTAAGCTCTGCGAGCTCTTCGTCGAGACGAACTTCCAAGAATGCGTCTAGCTTGTCAACCAGCTGATCGAGCTCTTCTCCGAGCTGCTTCGCGAGTGCTTCTTTTTCCTCGACCAGCTTTTCGGCGTACTCGACTTCGAGGTCACGGAATTTATTGATGTCTTCTTTGAGTTCATCAAATTCCGTGCTGAGGAATGTGTCAACCTTTGCATCAACTGCAGCGGTCAGCTCCTCACGGGCTTTAACAAACTCCTCTGTGAGCTGGGCTTTCACTTCAGCTTCAAGCTTTGCGCGTTCCTCTGCGAGGTACGCTTCGGCCGCGGCCTTAAACTGCTCTCGCAGCTCGGCTTTGGTCTCATCGCTCAAAACGTCAGACTCCAGCAGCTTCTTGAGGATTTCATCCATTGCTTTGGTCTCCGTGTTCGAGTTTAGGTTACAAGGCTTTTTGCCTCGAGGGCAGCAAACCTTTTTGTTACGATGGATATTTACTGGTATAGTTCATTTTCTGATGAGAAATCCGGGAACTATAGATGTGCGGAGGCCTCCAGGAGAGGGGCCTGGATGATGCTTTGATGCTTAAGAAAGGGGCCTACTCAGTCGGTCTCTTACCTAAGGTTGAGGGCATGTCGTACTTAGCTCTAGCGAAGGTCAAAAGCCTATATTTTGGCGTATAAGCTATGTACCCACCACGAATCCGGACAGGTGTTCCGTCCCTTGGGATGCCCAAAAGATCGATCAAATCATCGATGATAGGAGATTCATTTCGGATGAACTGAACATTGTCTGAGAGGCCAGATATATCTGTCTTCTTGATCGTGCCTACATAGACTTTAGCCATGGTGAGGCTCTCGAGCAACAGCTCGAACGAGTCTTTTGTAGTGATGAAGTCTTTGAGGCGCACGCTATCTAGCCGTTGATGAAAACTTGTTATAGCTCGTGTTCTTAGGATCGCTTGACATCCTGAAACCTTGTTTGATGATGATTGATCCCATGCCTTGACGAGGTCTTTTTCGCTTCATCTCATCAGCTGTGACCCGGTCTTTATACGGCCCGCCGATGATCATGTTGTTGACAACTAAGAACCATGAAGGGCTTGCTTCTACCTCAACCTCTTCGCGCCAAAACCGTTTAGCTTTGCCATGCTTAGGCAGCTTCTTGATCTTGCAAGTCTTAGGATCAACTGATGTCTGCGAGATCGAGCTATGTGTACCTTTAGGCCACATGCTCAAACTGGTCACCGTGAGAGGGAAAGTCTTGAGCTCGTTCAGTTTCATTGAAGCCGTTCTCTGCGTAGCTTGATGAAATTCTCTAGATGTTTGAGCGTTTCCTCATCAGCATCGAGGATAAGATCTTCGATCTTCCTCATCAGCTCCCGCTCTAAAATTTCTTGTAATTTCATGCAATGCTCTGCTCAAAGTCTTCTAAGCGCTTGCGAATCAGCGACGGAATTCTCATCGAGACAGCACGTGCACGAGTCAGCAATGTCTTCATCGGGCTGATGCTTAGAGCAGACTTAGCCATCTTCTTGCTTGGCTCAGGATCAGAGAACTCGATCATCCGCTTGATAAGCCTTGGAAGCTCATCAGCTGTTAAGGTCTCTTTATCCTTAGGTTTATGCTCTGTTTCTTTTGCTTCTTTGACATTAGCGCTTTTAAGCTTAGTCTTAAACTCTTTCCCTGTGTCATCGACGCTCTTGTCTACGTAGACATCACCCTGCTTCTTCAACTTTGAGTGCACGTGATTGATCGTGCGGAGAAGCACGATCAGCTTCGTTCGAGCATCACCTCGAAGGGTCGAGCGCAGACCCATCTTCGACCTAGTCATCAGGTTTCTAAATGTCGTGTGGTCAAGGATAGTGTTGACTAACACTTTATCCGTAGACGTGTCGGATATCTCAAGCATAGCCGTCAACACGTCCCAGAACATGTCAACGGTTGACTCGGCTTCATTAAGCTCGATGTATTCTTGAAGAAGTTTCATGTTATTTCCTTATTTTCCCGAATATCCGTAATCTTCAGAAACTTCATAACCTAAATCTGAAAGCATCTGATAAGATTCAGAATCACCATAGTATTCATCGTCAAACGTATTAAACTCTTGAGAGTTTTTCCATGCTTTGATCTCAACTTTGTTAAAGCCATGGCTGATAAGATAGTTTTCTAAGCCCTTATCTGCTACCATGAAGGAGACGTTAGAGCTAGCATCAGACCCTCTGTCTTGATCATCTTCGTCGACACCGTCATATTCCTCTTTTGCACACTCATGAGCAAAAGTTTCTAATGTTGATTTATGCTGTTCTATGAACTTTAGAAATTCTTCTTCGTTTCTTACTTCAGTTTCCATCTTATCAAAGTTTTTCTTTGCTTCAGACAAGTTTAAAAGTTCAAGCAACATTTTCATTTCCCTGAATAACCATAATGTCCAGAAACTTCATAGCCAATGTCATGAAGATTTTCATGAGTTTCTGAATCACAATAATAATCGTTGAAAAACTTTTCATACTCATCAGACATTATCCATGCTTTAATTTCAGAAACATTAAAGCCGTTACTGACGAGATAGTCTGTTAAACCCTTTTCACCTACATCACCTGCTACATTACCGCTAGCATCAGATCCTCTGTCTGAATCATCTGCATCAACGTCAGCATACTCCTCATTTGCACATTTATGAGCAAATTTTTCTAATGAGGGTTTATGCTGCTCTATAAACTTTAAAAATTCATCCTCATTTCTTACTTCAGTTTCCATCTTGTCAAAATTTTTCTTTGCTTCTGACAAGATTAGAAGCTCAAACAAGATGTTCATCTTATCTTATTTTTTTCCTGACTTTGCTAAGAGAGCGAGCAGCTGCTTCTCAGACAGATCCTTGTTGCGTGCGAGCTTCACATAGTCGGCTTCGGTCTTGCACTTTGCGAGCTGCTCGTCAAAGTCTTCAAGACCTTTGGCCGCTTCAGCGACGAACGGCTTGAGCTTCTGACCGGTGATCTCTTCGAAGAACTTCGAGAGAGCATCGCGGAAGTACTTCTGCGCCTTCGGGTCGGTCACGACAGCTTCAGCTAGTGACATCACCTTCGAGTCGTTGCTGAGCGCTTCCATCACGTGAGCAGGATAAGCATTAGGCGCTGACGGGGTCGCGACGATGTCTACCGTCACAAGCGAGAACGCCGAGACCTTGCCTTCGACAACGTTGCCGGTGCCACGGCTCGAGACGCCTAGCTTGCCGCCGCCGTCGAGAATAGCTTTGACGATCTGACCCTTAGGGGTGTTGAGCAGCTTCGCCTTGCCGACAGCGTTCGTGCCGTCCATCTTCATCTCGGTGATGAGGTGAGAGACGTTGTTGAGGTCAATCTGCAGGTTGTCGGGGTGGTTCAGCTCGCCGTAGACGGTGTAACCTTCTGTGACACGCTTCATCACGCCTTCAACAGCGTTCGTGATCTCATCTAGCGGGTACACGCGTTGGTTGCCGTTGACGATGTCAGCTTGCATGAAGATGCCGCTAAGGTACGAGTCCTTAGACGCGCCATGCTCTTCGACCATCAGGTTAGCTGTTGCTGGGCTGAGGCTCTCGATCAGTACTAGTTCTTTTGACATGTCATTTTCCTCACATACGGCTAATGTAGTTAAAGCTTGATGAATGTTATTTACTTAGACTCGTGATTTCTTATTCATCCATTGATCGCTTTAGCCAATGTATCTAGCGACTTTGCTTTAGGAGCTGGTTCTGGTTCTTCGTCTGGTTTTTCTTCCTTCTCGCCTTCAGCGCCCTTCTCATCCGGCTTAGCTTCGTCTTCAGCACCAGCATCCTCGCCTGCTGGCTTGTCTTCGCCTGCATCACCTTCAGGTTCCTCACCTTCTGGCGGAGCTTCCTCTTCGTTCTCACGCTTGGTCAAGTCAGAGTAGTCCTCATACGAGTCATCGACCTTGATCTCTGGCTTCGCCTCTAACCACTTTTCATCGTACATCATGCGTAGCTCAGTCATGCCACGACCGATGCCGCCTTCTGGGATGTTGAGCTCCTGCTTGAGCAGTGCTTCATTTGTCTGGATCTCGTCCTCTGACCAACCGAGGTACTGCGAGAGCAGCGTGCGCTTGGCGATGAACTTCATCTCCTTCAAGCTTCCGAAGTTCGAGATGAGCTTCTCGTCTACCTCAGCCTGCTTGTAGTCCTTGAAGTTCTGCGGGTCATTCAGCTTGATGATGAACAAGTTCTCATCGATGTTGATGCCGGCTGACTTTAAGTATGCTTTAAACTCCTTGTCAAAGACAGGGTTTAACTTGTTCTGAAGACGGATGACATAGTTCGCGAAGCGAAGCTCTTCGATGTACGCGACCCCGACCTTGCCGTCTTGGATCTGCGCGCCTGTGTCAGCGCTGCCTCGCATGTAGCTTGATGGGATTCGTAAGCCTTGGAGGAAACGATTCTGAAAATAGTTCAAGTCGGCGATCTCGCCTAAGTTCTCACCGCCTGAAAGCGTGTCAACCCTAGATCCCCTACCTTCTGCTGTCTGCATGAAGAAGTAGTCTTCTGTCATTGACATCGGATTGTAGATCGAGTCGATCTTCTCTTGACCGCCAGACTCGTTCGGCACGCGCTTCTGCCTCACCTCGTTCTTGATAGCTTCGAGGTAGGCTTTTGCACGATGCGGCGGCATATTGCCTACGTCGATCATGAACACCCGACGTTCAGGCGCTCGCACGATCCGATAGATGATGACGGCGTCTTCAAGCAGCGTCAAGTGACGATATGCTTTGATGACCGGGTGAAGCACCGACTCTCCGAACGGGCCGTTCTCTCCCATCCCGCTTGAGAGCGAGAAGTGCACCATGCCAGCCTTAGGCACGA